ACGTAACATCTTCTGTAACGTTACTAACTCAGTTAACTCTACAACTGATGGTTCCTTTACCTTTGTTATTGAATACGTACAGGTAGCATAATGGTTGATCAAGCAGCATTGGTAGGAGAAAACTTAGGGTGGGCTGTAGAAACTGCAGTTACCCTAGGTAACACTGCTACTACACACGTAGTTTGCACTGACGCTAAGATGGTGCTTATTGAAACAAGTCATGATTTAGACATTGGCTTTGCAACAGCGGAGGCTGATGTTACTGATAATGACATTATGCTTCCTGCTGGTGTACATACTCTTGTAGTTCCTAAAGCTATAGGAAATGCTACTATTCTAAACTATAGGCGTGGTAGTGGTTCAAGTACATTAGTACGTATAGTTTTATCATAAGGCAATAGGTATGTCAGTAGAATATAGAGGTGAAAAATTTGAGGGTTACAATAAACCTAAGAGGACACCTAAGCATCCTACAAAGTCACACGTTGTCCTTGCCAAAGAGGGTGACAAAATTAAACTCATCCGCTTTGGTGAACAAGGAGCTTCTACCGCAGGTAAATCTAAAGAAGGTGAATCTGATCGCATGAAAGCTAAACGTAAAAGTTTTAAAGCTCGTCACGCTAAAAATATTAAAAAAGGTAAGATGAGTGCAGCCTACTGGGCTGATAAAGTAAAATGGTAAAAAGGATAAACCAATGGCTAAAGAATCTCTAAAAGAATATCTGAACAGAAAGATTAAGGGTAAAGACTCTAGTCTTACAGAAGAAAAAAAGAAAGCTTCTAAATATAAATCTATTTCTGCTGCTAAAAAAGCTGGCGCTCTTTACTACACAAATAAAGATGGCAAAGTTATGGCCGCAGTATTTGCAGAAGATTTAAAAGAAAAAATTAAAGGTATTGCCCCTCCTGAAAAAATTACAGTTAAAAAAATTAACGATGGCGTAAATAGGGATGAAGTAGTACCTCCAGAACGTAAAAGCAAAAGACGTGGTGTTGACCCCCTAAACTTGGCTGGTCCTAAAAAACGCAAAGGGGCTGCAAAAGGTGGTATGATGTCTAAAAAATCTACGGGTTACAATAAAGGTGGAATGCCTATGGTTATGAAAGATGGTAAGAAAGTCCCTGCTTACGCTGCTGACGGTGTTGGTAAAATGAATAAAGGTGGGGCAGTTAAAAAGAAACCAGCGGCTAAGATGATGGCTGGTGGAATGACTAAGAAGAAACCTGCTGCTAAGATGATGGGCGGTGGAATGTCTAAGAGTGGCTATATGTACGGCGGTATGGCTAAGAAGAAGAAGAAATAATGCATAACGGGGTTGCAAACTTGTATGTAGTCTGTTAGTATAAAGCATGGTATAACTGTCTCAGGTAAAAGGGAGTTATACCATGTTTAAAAAATTATTTAAGGCAATGCAACGCAGTCAAATGCGTAGAGTAGAATACTGGCAGTTAAGTAATATGTCAGATCAGATGCTCAAAGATATAGGAATTACACGTGGCGAAATCAGGGACAGGTTCTACAACCAAGAAAAAATCTACCGTTAATGCGGCTGGTAATTATACTAAGCCTACTATGCGTAAGTCTCTTGTCGCATCCGTTAAGGCTGGCGGCAAGGGAGGGAGCCCCGGACAGTGGTCAGGGAGGAAAGCCCAGATGGTTGCTAAGCAATACAAAGCTAAAGGCGGAGGGTATAAGTAATGAAGGGCGTAAAGCATTATAAGAAAGACGGTATAGAACATAAGGGTGGTACTCACAAGATGCCCGATGGTTCTTTGCATACAGGTAAGGGTCACAGTAAGACAAGTGTAAAGCTATTTCACTATAAAGATTTAAGTAAAACAGCAAAGGCTAAAGCCGATGGCAAAATCAAAAAGTCAACAAAGTCTTAGTCGATGGACAAAGCAAGATTGGAAAACTAAAAGTGGTAAGCCTTCGACACAGGGTAGTTCTGCTACAGGTGAAAGGTATTTACCTGCGAGTGCTATTAAAGCTATGGACGCAAAAACATATGCAGCTAGTAGTGCAAAAAAGAAAAAAGATACAGCAAAGGGTAAGCAGTTTTCTAAGCAACCTAAGAAGGCTGCCAAAGTTACCAAACCACACAGGAAAATAAAATGATAAAATATTTTAAAAGAATTTGGTGTGCTATAATTAATCGTAGTTGTTCTTGTAAAAAATGTGAGTGCGAATGAGAAACCTAACAGAAAAACAAAATAAGTTTCTTGATGTTCTTTTTGAAGAAGCAAAAGGTGATCCTTCTCAAGCACGTAAACTATCTGGATATGCAGATACTGTTTCTACTTCTTCTATTGTAAATGCTTTACAAGAAGAAATTGCAGAAAGAACAAAAAGATTTATTTCTACTACTGCAACTAAAGCTGCTTACTCAATGAAACAAGTTATGGATAGTCCAACTGATCTAGGTAATAAAGAAAAAATGGTAGCAGCAAAAGATATTCTTGATCGTGGCGGATTTAAAGCTACAGATAAAGTAGAAGTAACAAGCTCTAGTCCTTTATTTATTTTGCCACCTAAAGATGAGTAGACTAGGTAAAGTTTGGCAACTACCAGCACCAAGAGAAGATGAAGAGTTTGAGTGGAGATCGGTAGTTAGGGTTGGAAGACAAGTACCATTTGGATATAGTCAAGACTCTGATGACATAGATATACTAAGACCAATACCAGATGAGCTAGAATTATTAGAAGTAGCAAAGAAATACTTAAAGCAGTATAGTTATAGAGATGTTTCAGCTTGGTTAAGTGAACAATCAGGTAGATATATATCCCATGTAGGGTTAATGAAAAGAGTTAAAATTGAGCGAAAACGTAAGAGAGAAGCTTCAATCCAGCGTCACCTCGCTGAAAAATACAAAGCGGCCCTTGAAAAAGCGGAAAAGCTTGAAAAAGAAAGACTTGGAGGAAAAGATCTCAAGTCCACCACAGGTGACACAGACCGAAGAGTTGCATGAAGAAGATGTAATTTTTAAACCTAACCCCGGACCACAGACAGATTTTTTGGCTTCTACACAACAAGAAGTATTATATGGTGGGTCAGCAGGTGGTGGTAAAAGCTACAGTTTAGTTGCAGATCCAGTTAGATACTTTAGCAATCCTAACGCAAGTATGTTATTAGTTAGACGTAGCACAGAAGAACTAAGAGAACTTATCTCAGTATCTAAACAGTTATACCCAAAAGCTGTACCGGGAATTAAGTTTATGGAACGTGATAAAACTTGGGTAGCGCCATCAGGTGCAACACTCTGGATGTCATACCTTGATAGGGATGATGATGTTATGAGATACCAAGGTCAGGCTTTTAGTTGGATTGGTTTTGACGAGCTTACACAATGGCCTAGCCCATACCCGTGGAATTATATGCGCTCAAGATTACGGACTACTAAAGATAGTGGCTTACCTTTGTACATGAGAGCAACAAGTAACCCCGGTGGGCCGGGCCATCAATGGGTTAAAAAAACTTTTATTGATCCGAATACGCCTAACAAAGCTTTTTGGGCTACAGACATTGATTCAGGTGAAGTAGTAACTTGGCCTAAAGGACACAGTAGGCAGGGTGAACCTCTTTTTAAACGCAGGTTTATTCCTGCTACTCTATTTGATAACCCTTACTTAGCAGAAGATGGAATGTATGAAGCTAACCTTCTGTCGTTACCTGAGCATCAGCGTAGGCAGTTACTAGAAGGTGATTGGGATATTAATGAAGGGGCTGCATTCCCAGAGTTTAATCGTAAGATACATGTAGTAGAACCTTTTGACATACCTAGTAGTTGGGTAAAGTTCAGAGCATGTGACTATGGATATGGTTCTTACTCAGGTGTTGTGTGGATAGCAGTAAGTCCATCAGAACAATTAGTTGTATATAGAGAAATGTATGTAAGTAAAGTTATTGCTACTGATCTTGCTGACATGATACTAGAAGCAGAGCAAGAAGAAAAAATAAGATACGGAGTACTTGACTCTTCTTTATGGCATAATCGTGGTGATACTGGTCCAAGTCTAGCAGAACAAATGATTAGAAAAGGTTGCCGTTGGAGGCCATCAGATAGATCAAAAGGTTCCCGTGTATCTGGAAAGAATGAATTACATAGGCGATTACAAATAGATGAGTTTACGGAAGAACCTAGACTTGTAATGTTTAACAACTGCAAAAATTTAATATCTCAGTTACCTTCTTTACCATTAGATAAAAATAACCCTGAAGATGTTAATACAAATGCTGAAGACCACCTATACGATGCTCTACGATATGGAATTATGACACGGCCAAGAAGTAGCTTATTTGATTTTAATCCCGCAACTAATTCTGGATTTCAAGTAAGTGATCCCACTTTTGGATATTAAGGAAATAATATGGAAGAAGACTTTGAAGAAACTATGGACTCAGTGCAGTCGCAAGCTTTAGATGATACTGAAGAAAATTCTTATGATGATCCTCATGCAGGAACTATTGTTGGATTAGTTAAACATAAATTCTCTAAAGCTTCTACAGCTAGGGATACAGAAGAACGTAGGTGGATTCAAGCTTACCGAAACTACCGTGGTTTGTATGGACCTGATGTACAGTTTACCTCAACAGAAAAATCTAGGGTTTTTGTAAAGGTAACTAAAACAAAAGTACTGGCTGCTTATGGGCAGATTGTTGAAGTTCTTTTTGGTAATAATAAATTCCCTATTACTATTGAACCCACTACTTTACCAGAAGGTGTTGCAAGTTCAGTACATTTTGAAAGTGATAAAGCATTACAAGATGCTGAAGCTGGCGGGGAAGAAAAAGAAAACAGTAAACTTCTTCCGGGTGAAACTATGCCTCAACTACAAGAACGTCTTGGAGCATTAAAAGATAAACTAGAACCTGTAATAGATATCCTTAAAGAAGGTCCGGGTACTACACCAACTTCAATAAGTATACATCCTGCAATGGTAGCAGCAAAGAAAATGGAAAAGAAAATCCATGATCAACTAGATGAATCTAATGCAAACAAACAACTCCGTGTTGCTGCATTTGAATGTGCATTGTTTGGTACGGGAGTTATGAAGGGTCCATTTGCAGTAGACAAAGAATACCCTAACTGGTCTGAAGAAGGTGAGTACACACCAACTATAAAGACTATACCTCAAACTTCTTCCGTATCTATTTGGAACTTCTATCCTGATCCAGATGCAATAAACATGGATGAAGCTGAGTATATTATTGAGCGGCATAAAATGTCACGTTCTCAAATTAGAGCTTTAAAGAATAGACCTTTCTTCCGCCCAAATTCTATTGATATCTCTATTTCTATGGGAGAGTCCTACACTAAAGAGTGGTGGGAACAAGCTATGGAAGATGATGCTAACGAAGCAAGCTCAGAACGTTATGAAGTATTAGAGTTCTGGGGTAATGTAGACACAGACATTCTTGAAGAACATGATATTGATATACCTAAAGAACTAAAAGATTTTGATCAAGTTAGTGTAAATATTTGGGTTTGCAATCATCAAGTACTACGTCTTGTAATGAATCCTTTTACCCCTTCTTTAATCCCTTACTACGCAGTGCCTTATGAAATTAATCCTTACAATATCTTTGGTGTTGGCTTAGCTGAAAATATGGATGACACTCAAACTTTAATGAATGGTTTCATGCGTATGGCAGTTGACAATGCTGCATTATCTGGTAATATGTTAATTGAAGTAGATGAAACTAACTTAGTGCCGGGCCAAGACCTTTCAGTATATCCCGGTAAAGTCTTTAGACGCCAAGGTGGAGCGCCGGGTCAGGCAATCTTTGGTACAAAGTTTCCTAATGTATCTAACGAAAACATGCAGATGTTTGATAAAGCACGTGTGTTGTCGGATGAGTCAACAGGCTTCCCGTCCTTTGCTCACGGTCAAACAGGTGTATCTGGTGTAGGACGTACTGCTTCTGGTATATCTATGCTTATGTCAGCAGCTAACGGCAGTATTCGTAATGTTGTTAAGAACGTTGATGATTACTTACTTGGCCCTATGGCAAAAGCTTTCTATAACTTTAACATGCAGTTTGACTTTGATCAAGAGATTAAAGGAGACTTAGAGGTAAAGGCCCGTGGTACAGAAAGCCTTATGGCAAATGAGGTTCGTAGTCAAAGACTTATGCAATTTCTACAAGTTGTACAAAATCCTGTGCTTGCTCCTTTTGCAAGGATGGATTATATTATCCGTGAAATTTGTAAGTCTATGGATCTTGATCCAGATAAACTAGTTAACTCTATGGCAGACGCAGCAGTACAAGCTGAGATACTTAAAAAGTTTCAAGAAGCAAACCCACCCCCAGCACCAGAGCAAGGCGCACCTCAAGTAGGACCAGACGGACAACCATTACCACCACAGGCTGGACCTGCTGGCGCTCAGGCAGCCGATACCCAAGGAAGCGGTGGAGGTACTATAGGTACTGGTTCTGTGCCTACACCGGGAGAACAGGGCTTCTCAGGCAATACTGGACAAGGAACTATACAGTGAGTTTAAAACCTTTAGTAAATGATAAGACTTTATGGGACTCTTTTTTATCTGAGCTAGAGGTTAGACTGTCTGCTGTACATAATCAAATGGAACAAACCCCTGATGCAGAAAGTCTGTACAGATTACAAGGTCAGGCTTTTGCCCTTCGTAAATTAAAACAACTTAGGGATAAAGTCAATGGTTAGTCAAACAGAAGAAATCTTTGACAGAGTTGCTGTACCAAATAATAATTTGCTTTCAACAGAAGCTGTTGCTGCTATTGAACAAACAAAAGAACAAAGGATAGGTCCAGCAGAAAGAGATCTTCCAGTAGTTTCTACAACAAACGATACTAAAACTCAACTCTTTGATTCAACTTTAAACTCTGACTCAGAAGTAGAATTTAATCCTTCAACAAATAATAACACTAGTCCTACTGAAGAACCTGAAAGTACTGAAGATAATAAAATAAGTCCTATAGATGCTATAGCTAACTCTGGATATTTGCTTGCAAAAGAATTAAAAAGGGGGGTAACAAAAATAGTTACAGGGTTAGATGAGAATAACCCAGAACAAAGAAAAGCTTTTAATGGAATGTTTTCCAGTGCTTTAGGCGAAGATGTAGACTATGACCCTAGAAAAAAAGCTTGGTGTGCTACGTTTGTCCACCATATTTTAACTAAGTTAGGTGCAGATACTTTAAATCCAGAAGACAAGTTTGATAACATAAGAGCAGATAAGTATAAAAACTACGGCACTAAAATTGAGTATGCAGATATTCAAGAAGGTGATATAGTAGTACTTGATTTTGAGGGTGATGGTAAAGGAGATCATGTTGGTTTCTATGCTGGGACTAGGATTGAAGAACCTGCTCAACCCGGTTTTATTAATATTGTAGGTGGTAATCAAGGTGGTGGTGAGCAATTAAATGATCCCACTAATCAAGGTTATGGTGGCGCAGTTACGATTAGATCTAATGTTTATGAAACTTCTGCGGTTGTTGCAGTACGAAGAATTACTTATGATGATATTACTTTTGAGCTTAATGCAGAGTTAGCAAAAGAAAACCCTGTGTTTAAAGAGTTTACCCCTTCAAAACTCCATACTGCACAACTTCAAACTGAAACGGCAGGTTACAATCAAGGTGGCTTAGAGTTAAACAATTCTTCAATTGACGATCAAATGAAAATTTTTGATACGGAAACTACTAAGCCTACAACAGAACCATTGACACCTGTTGCCTATACCCCCGAAGAATTTAACGGAGAAGATAAATCAAAGGATGGATTTCTTGATACAGCATTTGAAAATGCAGAAACTCCTTTATTAGAAGCAAGGGATCTTTTTTTAAGTGCTGGTAGTGGCGCTGTATTTGATATGCTTCCTCAAGATGATCCTAGACTTTTAAAAGCTCTTGCAAGGACTAATGATTATATTGCAGGTACAGGATATGCTGGATGGAAAACAGGTGAAGCAGCAGTAGGTTTTGTTCTAGGGGCTATTGCTGATTTTATAGGACAAGATGAAGGTGAACCTCTTGCAGGTATATTAGGTACTGAGTCTCAAGCAAATAAAATGTTATACTCTATGCCAGAATCTTTTGCTGGTTCTGCAGGTACAAGATCGTTAACAGTACTTGATGATGCTCTTGATAGTTTACCTCAAGCTGTTTCAATGTTAGCAAATAAACTGCCTTTAATTAAATCAAATCTTACAGGATCACTTAAATCTTTAGCTGATGGAGACTTGGCATTTTTAAAAGAAAGTGCAAATCCACCAAAAAGTCTTAGTGCTGCTTCTACTAATTCTGGTACTAACCCTACTCTACCTAAGTCACAAGTTGCTCCTTTACTCCGAGATCGTAGTGCAGATGTAGATCCTATTACTTCAGATGGTGATTTTTATAGTCCTATTCTTGCAAACTTAGATAATTTAGCTATTGGCCCAGAAGGTATGCTTGGAAGTAACATTGTAAAGTTTCTTACCAATAAAGCTTCTAATATTAATAAGACAGAACTTAATTGGTCACAGTTACTTTACTCTGGCGAAAGAGTAACTGCAACTAATTTACCAAGGGACGTTCCAAACTTGTACCCTTACTTGGGTATAGACCCAAAACGTAAGTATACAAAAACAGAAATAAAACAATTAGCTAAAGAAAACGTACCTCAGATTGATATAGAAACTAGAGTAGGTGGGGGGAAACAAGGCGCTACTGGTAATACTACTTATGAAGAAGATCAAAGGATTCCTGTATTTATTGGGGAAGACCTACCTACAAATTTAACTTTTGACAGAAGTGATTATCAAGGTTGGGCTGATGCTGTAACAAATAATAACCCTGATTTTACTGAAGATGTTATAGAGGATATCTTAAATAATTTTGACGATTTTGAAGACTACACTTTTAATAGGTTTGCAAATGGAATTAGAAATACCCCCATCCAAAGAACTGGAACAGATAATAACTATATAGAATTATTTATAAAAAATCGCAGACCTTTAGGCAATAAATACAGAAAAGCACGTGGACATTTTGGAAGTCACGAGGATGGGGAAACAATAGTAGCTCATGCCAGAGGTTCTTTTTATGATTTACCTAGTGGTAAAAAAGTATTTGTAGCAGAGGAACTTCAAAGTGATGCTGTTCAAACAAAAGGTGGTGGCGGTAGACCTGCAACAGAAGAGACTACTAACGAAATAAAATCTTTTGTAGAAAAAAGAGATAAGCTTGGGGGAATTGAAGGGCCAAGTCTTGGCTCAGTAGAAAATGAAAAAGTACTTACCGACAAACTATCTCTATTAGTACAAAAAAACTATGAGGAAGATTCAGTAATTCCAAGCAGTAGGTTTAATAGGTTTGCTGGTATTGAAGGTATTGAAGATCCTTTTGCTTTACAAAAACAAGAAGAAGCATTGGAAAAAATATCTCTTGATGTAAATGAAATGAAAAGAACTTTTGACGAAGCTCTAGATACAGGCAACGATATTGTAGATGCTAGAAATATAGTTTTAAGATATTTATCAAGTAAATATGAAAAATATGGTATAACCATAAGATCTTTAGAAAGAGGTACAGGTAATATTGTTGAAGAGATTGGCCGAGGTTCCGATGTCTCACAAAAAAGATTAAGTAAAATACTGACTAATTTTATGGGAGATTTAATTTATACTAAAACTGTTGTAAGAACAGACGAGCTTGAGCAAAGTATAAAAGATGTACTTGGTAATATAGAGAGGATAAAAGAACCTACATTAGATCTTGTACCTGCAAAACTTGGGGAAACAGTTAGACTTAGTTTATTAGCTTTAATGAGGGAAGCTAAAACTAGAGGTGTAAATACTATAATTGTGCCGCCAATAGAAGATCTTGTATTTGCTCATGATGCTTCAGAAAAAGCTTTAGACATAACTTATCAAACCGCATTACTAAAAGCATTAAAACAATTAAAGTCTGAAACAAACAATAAAATTACTTTTAATATGAACACTAAAATAAAAGAGATAGAGTTTCAATCTAGAAAAAATTACCCAGTAATTACTTTTACAGATTTAGAAATACCACAAAACTCACAAATAAGATTTGCCGAAGGGGGCGTAGTAGTACCAATGGAACAAGAATTACAAATGCAAAATATGTTACAGCAAGGTGGCATTAGAGATGATGGCATGAACGTAGACCCAGTATCAGGTAATGAAGTACCTTCTGGTTCTCTTGCTAGTGAAGTACGTGATGACATCCCAGCACAATTATCTGAAGGTGAATACGTAGTTCCTGCTGATGTTGTTCGTTACTTTGGTGTACGTGTGTTTGAGGAAATGCGTATGGAAGCAAAACAGGGCTTGCAAACTATGGAAAAGAATGGTAGGATAGGTGGAGAACCTGTTTCGGGACCAAATCAAATGCCTGTTAACTCAGATCAAATTTCAGATATTGATATTGCTGAAATAGAAAAAATGCTTTCAACACAAGGTATGGCTGATGGTGGACTAGCTCATGGTGGTCTACTAGATAAACTTGTTAAAGCTGCTACAACAGACCCTTTAATTAATGAACGTATGAAATCTAGTGGTATGCCAATGAAAATGGCAGTAGGTGGTTCTGTAGGTCAACAGTCACCAACAAGTAGTTTGTATAGTGATCCTAAAAAAATAGATGATATCATTGCAAAAATTTCTAGTGCTGCATCTCAGAACCCACAGCTAATGAGGATGTTAGGTGAACGTGGTATAAGTGTTCCTACTACTGTCGCAACGCAAACTCCTGAGCAAATTCAACAACAAAACGCAGCAAAAGAAACTATGACTCCAATTATTAGTGCTGCTGTTGGTGTAGATATGGGTAACTACAGTACTTCAGATGCATTAACACCTACAGTTTTACCTGCTAATTATCTTATTCCCGGTGCTATGACTCAAACAGCAGTAAGTGGAAAACCTTTTAATGTGGACGTACCTGAAGAAAAAACTGCACCAACAGTAGGTGGTTTTAGCCCAGTAGTATCAAACAATAATCCTTTGCCAGCATGTCCACCGGGTCAAGAACGTAATGCTAGTGGCATCTGTGTACCTCGTCAAGACTATGATGGAAGTAAAGAAGATGAGACTCCCATACCTGATCCTTGGTATACAAACGAAGATTTTACTAATGTAAAAGATTTTGTATCTAATAAACTTGCACCTGAAGAACAACAAACAGGTATTATGAATTTACTTTCAAATGTTCCTGTAATAGCTATGATGAAAAAAGGTGATAAATATAATAATGTTGCTGAGACACGTGCGGTTGCATCACTTGCACTTGCTGCTGGTCAAATTAATGAAGAAGAATTTAATACAATAACAGGTCAAGTTAATGATTACATGAAAGCTAATAAACTTGATCCAGAGTGGGCTGATACTTTCTTTAGTGGTAAGACAATTGCAGCTAACTCTACAAGAAAATTTGCAGGTGACGATGGTCAATGGACTAAAGAAGAATGGGATGAACTAGTTAAAGCAAGCGGTGGAACTGTTAGTGATACGGATAGCTCTTCTTCTACAGTTAGGCCTGATCCTGTTACTGCTGCTGCTGCAACAGTTTCAAGTGGAGGAGGAGGAGGAAACTCTGCAAACATTGCGGCTGAAAGAATAAGTAAAAAAGATAAACAAGATAAAGCTACTGCTGCATTAAAGTCTACTTCAAAAGGACAACAACAAGCTAAAGCACAAGTAGCAAAATCAACAGACAAAGTTGGTACTCAGAAAAATTTAGACGCTGTAAACGAAAAACTTAAAAATCAATCACAAGGTGGTGGAGGTGGTTTTAACAAAGGCGGCTTAATGCAAAAGAAAAAGAAATAACTATACTACTCCAATAAAAACAATAAGGCTACTCAGCTAAGGCTGACCCCAACATAAAGGAATAACTATGCCTGAACTACAAACAATGGAAACCCCTAAGAATGCAGGGTTTGTAAACTCTAATCACAATAATCGTAATCGCAAACGTATTGAAGAGGATGAAAAAGAACTTGAAAAATTACAAGGCAGCGAAGAAGTTGCCGAAGAAAAAACGTCTGACACAGAAGATAAAGAAGAGACGTTATCAAGGGAAGAAAAATCTTTTAAGAAACGATATGGTGATCTTAGACGCCACATGAGTGAGAAAGAAACTGAGTGGAAAGAAAAACTTGATTTAGTAGAAGGACGTATAAATAGCTCTTCTATTAGTTTACCTAAGTCAGATCAAGACATTGCTGATTGGGCTAAACAATATCCTGACGTTGCTGGTATAGTAGAAACTATTGCTAATAAAAAAGCAGAGCAAATGTTTGATAAAGCAGATGCACGATTAAAGAAAATTGATGAAGCTAACTATGAAAACAAACGCATAGAGTCAGAATTAGAAATTAAAAAAAGTCACTCTGACTTTGACGACTTAAAAACTTCTGATGAATTTCATGATTGGGCAGATGAGCAACCTAAGTGGGTTCAAGATGCTTTATATGAAAACGCTGATGATCCAGCTTCAGTAGTCCGTGTCATTGATCTTTACAAATCTGATAAAGGTATGACCCCTTCTGCTAGAAAAATTAAATCAAAAGAAGCAGCATCTGTTGTAAACAAAAGAAGCAAGACTTCTATTGACACTGCTGAGTTTAATGGTACGTTTAAAGAGTCAGACATTGCTAAAATGTCAGACAAAGACTTTGAAAAGAATCAAGAAGAAATTACCCTAGCAATGCGTTCAGGGAAATTTATTTACGATATATCAGGCAAAGCCCGATAATAGCTATTGACAAAAGTTCAATAGTCAATATAACTAAGGGATAGTATTAAAGAGCCTCTTAATAGACAACCTCGCATACTATCCTTTTTACTACAGTCTAAACACGTTAATAAGAACTACCTGATTAAGTACAGGCCCAGTAGTCTTAGGGTTGGCCGATCCTATTACACCTGCACCCTAGAAAAAATTCAGCCTCTTGACTAAGATGTTTAGCTTAACCTAAGCCAAACAATTTCAATAGGAGGATTTATCCAATGGCTTTTACAACCTCAACAGGTTATGGCAACTTACCAAATGGTAATTTTAGCCCAGTAATCTATTCAAAAAAAGTACAACTTGCTTTTCGCAAGAGTACAATTGTAGGTGATATTACTAACTCAGATTATTTTGGTGAAATTGCATCGCAAGGCGATACAGTAAAAATCATTAAAGAGCCTGAGATCAGCGTAAGTGAATATGCACGTGGCACAAATGTCACAGCGCAAGATTTGCAGGATGACGATTTTAATCTAGTCATTGACAAAGCTAACTATTTTGCTTTTAAAATGGACGATATTGAAGAAGCTCATTCCCATGTAAACTTCATGGATCTTGCAACTAATCGTGCTGCCTATCGTTTAGCAGACAATCATGACCAAGAAGTTCTTGGATATATGTCTGGTTATAAGCAGTCTTCTTTGCATACTAAAGCTGATACTCTTAACACAACTGTTAATGGTACTAAAGCTGTAAGCTCTGCAGGTGCTAACGAATTGCTTGCTTCTATGCAGCTTCACAAAGGTGACTTTGGAAATATAACTACTGCCTCTGCTGGCACTCACTCAATTCCTGTGACTGCACGTATGCCGGGTGCTACTTCCTTACCAACAGCTACTGTTTCTCCTGCTATGATTATCTCACGCATGAAGCGTTTGCTTGATCAGCAACAGGTAGACTCACAAGGTCGCTGGCTGGTAGTCGATCCAGTATTTATGGAAATCCTCGCTGATGAAGATTCCCGCTTTATGAATGCTGACTTTGGTGAATCAGGTGGATTGCGTAATGGCTTGTCTATTAACAACTTCCACGGCTTTCGTGTGTATTCCTCTTCCAATCTGCCAGCACTAGGCACTGGAGCAGGTACAGCAGGTACAGCTAACCAATTGACTAATTGCGGTATTATCGTAGCTGGTCATGATTCTGCTGTAGCAACTGCTGAGCAAATCAACAAGACAGAACAGTACCGTGACCCTGACAGCTTTGCTGACATTGTTCGTGGTATGCATCTATACGGTCGTAAGATTCTTCGTCCAGAAGCAATTGTTACTGCCCGTTATAACGCAGCATAGGGGAGATATAAACTATGGCTACTTTTGATATGACTTCCAGTGTTACTGCTGGTGTTGGGGCAAACGTTCTTGCTGTTCCAACAGTTGTTGGTAATACTGTACGAACCATTGAGGCAATCTTAGATATTGATGCTATGATTGCTGCAGGTGCTACCATTGCTAAT